CATTTCCAAAGGAATTTGCCAATCTCCGATTTCCCATTCCTTTTGGGCGGCAGCGATAGCCACTTTTTTATATTCAGGGTCGCATCCGGAGCCGGCTATTCCGATATCTTCCATTTCACCGATAAAACCTGCTTTTTTACCGTTAGTCACATTGGGCATAAACGTCATAAAACGCTCCATGTCTTCGTTTTGAAAGACTGTTAACTGAATAAGGTCTTTCAAGTCTTTTACAGCCTGATTATCAGGTGTAAGTTTGTCAAAATCTAAAATAGGCATTTCCCCTCCTTTTATTACTTGTTGTTTCTTTTTTCTCTTTCTTCACGAAGTTTTCTCTGAATAGGCGTTTCATTTTCTTCTACTCCTTTTATACCCTTGTTGAACGTTTGGGTACGAGCTGACACTTTATAAGTACTACAATGTTTTGCCAGCCAGTTTTCGCCCCCGGCCATACGGACTGCGTTCAGAATCTTGTTGTCCTCAATGGTACGGGCATTCGTCTTTAGAGAAGCATTCTCAGTTTCCAACTCTTCTATACGGGCTTTTAAAGCTTTCACTTCATCCTCTTCCAATTCATCAGGATCTTTAATTTCTGTAATAACGCCATCTGTCACAATGATAGTCTTTCCGTCAGGCATGACATGTTCGCCATCGGGACTTGCTGTATCTCCCACTTGGGGTTCACCTTCATCTCTTTCCACGGTAAGCGTGTTACCTTCGGCATTTGTCAATTCCATAGATACGACCTGTACGTCTTCAATTTTTTGATAGCCGCATTTGGCCAGCAGCCTGTCTATGATAGTCTGCTTCACTGTTACTTCTTTTTCTTTGTTCATTTTCTTGTTATTAAATGTGTAAGTTCTCCCTTTGGCAGTTGTAGGCATAAGAACGGTCGTGATAAAACCTAATTGTTTGGCTGTTTCACCACCAAACCAACCGGCTTTATTCATTTGGGCTTCGATAACTGAGGCTTCCGATCCTGTGCGTTCTACATACAAAGCTAGCATCTTGTTTTTTTCACTCTCCAAGTTTGATTTTATTGATTCTAGGGTTTCAAGATCAAGGTCTCCATCGTATGAAGCCATATAAGGCTTGTGAATAAGAAACTTTGCATGTGGATAAGCAAAACGTCTTTCTTTTGCAGCGGCCAATAATATCACGGTTGCCATGGATGCACATCGTCCTACTGCAGTACAGCTGATTTGCTTTCCTGAAGCACGTAAGGCGTCATAAATGGCATACCCTTCAACGGCATCACCACCGCATGAATGTATCTCAATATCAATAACGTGGTCATTCGGATCTATCCAAGATAGGAAATTTTGAATATCGGGAAAAGACAATCCCTCTTCACCAGTTAGATACCAATTTTCCATTTTGTCTTTATCCGCAACAATATCTTTGTTGATGTATAATTTCGCCATATATAATCTATTTTGAAGCAAAGGTAAAAAACGGTATATGGCTATAAGAATTTCAGAACATAATAGCACTGACACGCTTTGTCAGTAAAAAAATAGGGGGAAGAATAATCTTCCCCCTTATTGAATTGAAACGTCAACGGACAACCTGTCAATGACTCTATAGATGGTCCTTTCTGAAATGCTGTATTCATCTGCCAGGTACTGCATGATATATGCCTTTTTATGACCTTCAGCCGTAAGACGGGTGTAGTCTTTATACATTTCTAGGTATTTAATATCTGATGCATCTAATGACATTTCAGACATTATCCTAAGAGTGTTCCTGTTTATATATAATAGTTCGTATGCTTTCATAAACTACCGCTTTCTTCTATGTATTTAATTCTATTCGCAACTGAAGTAAACTCTTCTACAGAAACGACAGGGGCAGGAGCCATCATCATTCCTTTGGCGACTGCTCTGGCCAGCATATCTTCGCCTAAAGTTTGATTATTCGTTGCTGTTACATTAATAGGTACACCTCCACCCATCATATTGAAGGATGATAGGATAGGGGCGAACATGGACGTAGCTTTGGCGGTTATAACGGATTCTCCATTCGACAACTGTGCCGGAATACTGTCGCTCGTTCCTGTCCCCGGTCCTGTAACCAAACCACCTTCTGCAAATTTAGCACTTTTTACTATCTTAACAGCATTTGCAATGTTAGAAAGGATTGTTGCAATACCTGATGCCATTGTAGCTATACCAAGAATACCTTTCCCTGATTCAGCGGATACCATTTTTGCGATCGCCTTACCTGAATTGATGGCGATCTCTGCCAAAGCCAACATTTTGCTTGCCATAGCAAATCCTCTATCAGACTCCCCAATTTGTTCTGTGAGAGCTACAAGGCCATTTGTCACCTGTTCCATTGCTTCATATTTAGCTTGTTCTATTTCAATCTCCTTATCGCTCAGTTCTCTCTTGTCTTTCAGATAAGCATTCTGTGCTTCCAGCTTGCGAAGATTGAATGCTTCTATACTTTCACCTTCCATTTGCTGCAGGCTATCGAGCTCGGCTTTCTTTTGTTCCATCCTTATACGAAGAATTTCCTCTTCGTTATCATATGCTTGTGCGATTTCCGTTTCAAAGCGTATGCGCATGGCTTCCTGTTGCTTGTTGATAATATCCTGCTCATGAACTGTTGCCAGTTCGTCTATCTTGGTATTGTACTTTGCTTTAATGGCCAGTTTCATTTCTTCGGTTTGTTCTGTGCTGGTAAGTTCCGCCTCTTGTTGTGCTTGTAATTGTTGTATCTTTAACTGATACTCCTGCTCGCTGCCTTCCTTGACCGATTCCAATTGCAGGGATATCATTTTTAAACGGTTCTCCAGTTCTTTTTTCAGCTCCTCATCGGACAACTTGCTAAGCTCCATAGATTTTTGTTGTTCCAAAGCCTTTATTTTGGCGTTGATGGCTTCACGAGCCTTGGCGGTAAGGTTCTCTTCTTGCTTTAAACTGATTTGCAAATCCTCAATCTGCCGGGAATAGTTCAATTCAATCTCTTTCCGTGCTTGTTCTCTCTTGTCTTTCACTAAGGCAAGCATAGCATCTTCTGCTGCCCTTACTGCTTCCAGTTCTGTTTGCTTTGCTTCCTTTGCTTTGTCTGCACCTTCCTGGCGGATAGAGTTTAGGGTGTTTTGCTGCTCTGTCTGACGGCCGTAGCTATCTTCCATTAGCTCCTGAAGTTCGTTGAATTGGTCACGGAACACTTTAAGGTCTTCTATCGTACTATCTGATAACCCAAGTTTTCCTATTACTTCATCGGCTGTAATATCACCAGCTTTAATCTGCTCCATCAACTTGCGTACTTCATTGTTCATCTCGGTAAATCCAAGGGTGTTAGCCAGTCTTGCTTCTGCTAGTTCTGTCTGTACGGCAAGGTCCTTCTTCTCAATTTCCGCAGCTTTTTCCGCAGCTTTAATACGTTCCTGTGTGGATAGGGTTTGGTCATCAGCAGCTTTTTTCAGCTTCTCAATTTCAGCTCGGTTAGCGGCACGTGACATGGACAGCATGACTTCCCTCTTGTCTATCTCATTCAAGACTTCTGCCAGCTTCCACGCCTGTTTGGTTTCATTGACTATTTCATCACCGATACCAGCGAATATGGATTTGGCATCATTCCCCGCCTGTTTGAAGTTCCCGGTAAACAGATTCACTAAAGCACTTCCCAACTTGCCCGCCCGGTCTATTAAGACATTAACAGTGGCACCCAGAGCACCCATTATCTTATTGGCTGCTTCCACGCCCTTCTGTGTTTTGGTGAACCATGATACCAAAGATCCTAAAGCTACAATTAATACTCCAATACCAGTTCCAAGTAGAGCAACTTTCAACAGTTTCAAAACTTTAATCCAGCCGGTTGTGGTGGTCGAAACAGTAAGCATTTCTGTTTTTACTCCAGACAAATAATTTCTTACTCCACCCAAGGAGGTCACCATTACATTTATCTGCTGCACGAACGGGATATTGGCATTGGCGGCTTCCATTATAGCTTCCTTGTAATTACCAACATTTCGGTAATACCGCTGTGTCTCTTCTTCAGCGCCCTTTAGAGCATCAGTAACCTCATTAATTCTGTTTTTTATGTTCATGCCTGTATCCGCATTTCGTTCCGCTTCGGATAAAGCATCGTATTCAGCCGTTAGGTTTGACAGTTTGGCACGGAGAGAAACAAGGCTGTTTTCTTGTGCCTTCTCCTGCTTGAGCTGGTTCTGTATCGTTTTCGATATTACCCGTATCGAATCGTTGCAGTCATTGATGTAGGCTTTTGATGCCGCCATTTCCTCATTGTACTGCTGCCGGGATATGGCGTTTTTATTTAACTGCTCTTTCAGTTCTGCCTCTGCCTTCCTGGCGTTTTCTATATCCGTCTGATACTTTGCTATTGCCTTGATAGCCTTTTCATGATTCACTTTGATATCAAGTATCTTTTCTACTTTGTCTGCCATAATTAATCCAATTGAAAAAGTTTACATTCGCAAATACCTGTTTTCTCTGCTTTTATTGATATGACTGCGTAATATTTTCCATATTGGGCCAGATAAACAGGTACAGACATATCCAAGTTTCGTAATTCATGATCTCTGATTTCTACCAGCTCGGTAATAATCTTAGGTTCTCTGATATATTTCTGATAAGATTTGTAGTTGTTTTCAATAATAGTGTTCCAGTCCAGACCGTCAAAAGTTGCTGTATTGTCGTTCTTTAGGACCAGTAGTCTGGGATCTGTACTTTCGTTATATTGTAAAGCTCCGTCAGATGTATAGGAATATATCGGGATAGTTGCGATTCCACCTTTCATTTCAGACGCTGCGAAAGGCAATGTCAGCGTTTCCTGTTCATATTCCAAAGTCTTATCGTCAACGTATATGATTCCATTGTATTTGTTTTTGTCGTCATTTTTCCATTTGTATACATTCCTTTGAGAGAATCCGTCAATTTTGAAAGATATATTTTTAGGACGGTTTGCACTATATGAGGCGATAACTCTTTTGGTCCAGTTCAGAGCTTTGGTCTTATTTTCTATGATGGTATCAATAGGAACGAAGCTTACGACATTTCCATTGCCGGGAATGGCAAAAGTTCCACAAATAGATGCTATAGCTTTGATAAAGTCTATCTGTTTTATATCAGGTAGGTTTGGAACATAATAGAACCGGGAGTTTGCTTCATCAGTGTCTTTCAAATAGACAGTATCTCGCATCGTTATTTTGACATAGCTTCCTTCTTCTATTGTATAATTCCCCAATTCTGCATAAGGATCGTACAGTATAGCGCTGAGTTCCTCTGTATCTCCTGGATTAAACTCCCCATCTATAGCGAAAGAATACCTGTATTGATTTTCTTGTAATAAGGATATACTCGGATTACACCTGAATTTCAACTTGCTGGTTATGGATTCTTTGTTCCGTATATCGAAAGAAACACCATATTCACCTGAACTTTGTGGTTCCTGGCTAGTATTGACTATTATATTGATAGTTCCAATAATTCTAAGGGGTACGTTCTCTTTCTGCGGCTTGAATCCGATTACCTTGCCTGACGAATCTTTTGTTACAGCCACATAATAGTCAGATCCACTTTCCACAAATTGGAATATTTTGAGAATCCATCCTCCTGGAATATTATATGGAGATATTCCGTCATTTGTTAAAGTTGTAGTGCGAGCTTCGATTTCTTTTGGTGCGCTATTTCTTGAAAGCAATGGAATAACTAAAGTTTTCAACAGTTCGTAGTGTTGTTCTTGGAATTTAAAGGTGATATCGGCATCAGCTTCTATTTTGTTCAAAACCCACATAGCTGTAACCACAGGGTGATACCAGGCAGCCGGCTCATCATTTTTAAAGCCATAATCAATTTTAGGTATTCGGGGCGAATTGTCTCCTTTCTTCCAAATGATGTAATCTTCGTTTTCTGTCCTGCCGTACGATAAATCCTGCAATGTCTTGTTGTCATTTACAATTTCTGCAAATTTAGAAACATTGCCCCATGTCATGGCTATATCTATGGTTTCGGATATTTCTATAAGAATGACGCTGGCGTCCGGTATGATTTCAATCCCATTGCGCAAATAGCGTCCTTTGTGGTTGATACGAGCATATTGTGCTGAATGGGATGGGAGATGCGCATAATTAATCACATGACAGTTGTTGACTGTCAAAGGTAGCTTGATGGAGTATGTGTTGTTGCTTGTGATCTTGCTTACATCGCTAAAAATATTACTTCTAAAATTCAATGTGATATTGGTACTTTCATTAATATCCATTGCTTTGTTATCTATGAATAGTAGTTGTTCTGTCATAAGCTCTGTACGTTAGTTTCAGGTAATATAATGTTCGCTTCAAAGTCTTGCAGTGATACCCGCTGTTTGACGAAATTTCCCACAGACACATTTACGGCCATCCATCTGGCGTTACCGTTATCATCATAGCCCATGAACATATCAACAACAGGAGATGTGGCCATTTGGTAAAGGAAGTCATAAGTTATGCTGTCTATTAATGGAGCGCATACGGGAAGTGTCGTTTCCTCCATTTTCCTTTGCTTTCGTCCGCTACCTCCATGGTATCCGTTCTTGTAACTGTAATCCTGCATATTGTTTCTGATGAACTCTCCGTCATTGGATACCTGCGAAATCTCGTCTCCTTGCATGAATAGCCAGTAACACCACATTCCATGGCGGTTGATCCATCTCAAGTATATTCCACAGTCTGAATTGTCAACCTTACAAGTGATCTTTGTGGCCATATTGAGCAGCCCTCGGAAGGTGAAATCAAAGGTGTAGTCAAAAACAGATGCTGCCGTATTACTTCCAGGTAGATAAAATTCCACCCTGTCTGAAGCATCTATTCCAGCAAGAATGATATTCCATGCATTTTGTCCTGATAATGCGATAGGGGAGCTTTCGGAACCATCTATAGTTACTTTTACATTCCCTGATGTTGCAGAGTATAAGCCTACAGAGAATGGGTAGTTTTTGAACCATGTCAGTACTCGGCTTCCATTATACTGCTCTCCAACCTTACTGGCTCCCCACAATATGAATACGTTGAACTGGAAGCTGTTTTCAAGTGTTCCTGATTCGTTATACATATCAAGCTCTATGCTAAACAGACGTCCTAACTTACTATCTTCGGCGTGAGTTGACTTGTAATCGACTTCTCTGTATTCGTCAAAATAGCTCTGCGTATAGAATGATAGGTCAAAGAAGCAGGAACCACCGAACGTCGCTCTGTTCTCTCTGTCTGATGTGGCTGTGGTGGTGTCCGTTACCGTTGCAGTAACAGATTGATAGTTTCCGCCAAGGATATTTATTATCACAGGATTAAAGCAGAATCCTATTTGGTCAGGATATTCAATTGTTGTATTATCTATCGTATGTGTTCTCATTGTCGAAATTCAGATTTATATGTTCAACTTCTGTTTCATATATAGCCGATACCCTGCTGGCTATATTGTCCACGGTATTTTCTAGATCACGGGAATAGATTTCCTC